TGCGCAACGTCTGCCGCTACCCGCGGCTTTACTACCACGTGCGCTATGACCAGACCGGCAGGGGGAAGCCCATGCTCGGCTGGCCGACCGACCAGGCCACCAAGCCGATCCTGGTTGATGACCTGGCGGCGGCCATCGCGGGCGGCCACCTGCTGATTCACTCGCCCGACCTGGTGGACGAATGCCTGACCTTCGTGACCACAGACTCCGGCTCCCAGGAGGCGCAGGAGGGCAAGTTCGACGACCGAGTGATGGCGGCCGGAATCGCCTGGCAGGCGCGCAAGCGCGGCGTGTCGCGCGGCACGACTCAACGACCGGCGGGATGGTGATGGCGACGATACCGAGAGAGAAGCAGCGCTGTTGGGAAGACCTGGTCGCCGCGATCAGCCGCGAGAGCGAGATGTCCGGTGGTTTCGGCGAACTGGTGGTCAGCATCAAGTTCCACAAGGGGCAGCCGCAGGAGTTGCATGTCATAGAGCGCAAGCCGCACTACCGGCTCGGTGGTGGCCTGCCGGGATTGACCGAGGACGGCGACCGGGCTACAATCAGCGGCGAATAGAGTCCGCCATCATCGTGCAGATACGGCGGGTCTCGATGAGCACTCGTGCTCGCGAGGCCCGCCTTTTGTTTTGGCCCGGACAGGGCCGGAGAGCGAGGAGAACCGTGGCACTTGACCTGAGCACTTACCCGCCCAAGGGGCACCAGGAGCGCATCGCCACTTACCAGCGGTATGAGCGGCTGTTCCTGGGGCAGCACAAGCTGGTCTTCGCGGTGGTGCCGCAGCCCTATCAGATGAAGCGCTACATCGTCGCCAACTTCGCGGGGCTGATCTCGCGTCTGTCGGCGGACCTGCTCTTCGGGGAACAGCCGGACTTCATCGGCACGCAGGACGACGATGCTGCCCAGGAGGCCCTGACCGGGATCGTCACGCGGAACAACCTCCATGCCGTCAACTACGAATCCGCTCTCTCCAACTCGTTCCGGGGGGATGCAGTCTACAAGGTGCGCTGGGGGAAGCGGACTCCGCAGGCGGAGCAACCTGAGGCGATCATCGAGGAGGTTCCCGCCAGCATCTACTTCCCCGAACTGGACGACGATGATGTGCGCAAGGTGATCCGTGTCACCCTCGCCTGGGTGAAGCGTGATCCGAAGGACACCAAGCGGGCGTACTTGCGTGCGGAGGTGCATGAGCCTGGCGTCATCCGCCACCAGCTCTTCGATCTGGGCAGCGTTTCCACCCTGTCCGTTGCGGGAAGCCAGGTCGGGACGATCACGATTGGGGGCAAGGCCTTGCAGCAGATTCCCCTGAAGACCCTCGAGGCCTACCAGGACCTGCCCGAAGAAGAGCAGACCAGCCTGGATCACATCCCGATCTTCCACGTGCCGAACTTCCGCTATGGTTCCCGGTTCTGGGGGATCTCCGACTACGAGGGGCTGGAGTCGCTCTTCGAGTCCCTGAATAATCGCGTCTCCCAGATCGACGAAGTGCTGGACAAGCACGTCGCCCCGAAGATCGTGGTGCCGCCGGGCTTCGTGGACGAGGACGGCAAGATTCGCTTCGACCGCATGGAGACCATCGAGCTGGGCCCGGGCGATCAGCCGCCTTCCTACATCACCTGGGATGCTCACCTGACCGCAGCCTTCACGCAGTTCGAGAAACTGCTCGACCTGCTGTTCATGCTCTCCGAGACCGCGCCCTCCGCCTTCGGCCTGGACAAGTTCGGAGTCGCGGAGAGCGGCCGGGCGCTGCGGCTGCGCCTCCTCCGCACGCTCGCAAAGATCAACCGCAAGCGGCTCTACTACGATACTGCGCTCAAGGCGGCGCTGCACACCGCCCAAATTCTCGATGTTACTCACGGCTCCGGCGAGTACGAGCCCGCCGAGCCGACTATCCAGTGGGCGGACGGGTTGCCGGAGGACATGGTGGAGATGGTGGAGATCGAGAGCCAGCGCCTGGCGGCGGGCAACACCTCGGTCGAGTCCTCGGTGCGCCGCCTGGACGGCCCAGATGCGGTGGAGGCGGAGATCGCGCGGATCGCCGAGGAGGCGGGGCAGGCCGTGGCTCTCACCGGGGCGGGCGGTCGCAAGGGGCAGGAAGCCCGCACAGAGGAGCAGCCGGAGGCCGGGGCAGAGGGGTGAGCTGCATGCGGTGGATCTGTGTGATCCGACATGTGCCGCGCGCAGTCCGATTTCGGGGCTGTGGACCCAGTGTCAGTGCCTGTCGTGAGGAGTGTTGAAGCGTGCCCCCTCTCATTGGGCGGCGTCTGATAGAGGAATTCAGGCGTGCCTTCACCGGGGAGATCAACTCCCTGGCGGCCCTCTACCGCGACGCGGCGGCGGACATGATGGACGTTCTCGCAGACGCGGCGACACTCGCTGGACAGCGGGGCCGGGCTGTCGCCCTGCTGCGCCAGTATCAGACCATCCTTGCCGATCTGGGTGACGAGGCCGCTGCCTGGATGGAGTTCAACATTCCACGCGCCTATGATATCGGGCTTGAGTTCGCCGACGAGGGCATCCGCAATATCCGCCGCGCGGGAGTCAACCTGCGCCGTCGAGGCACGACGATAACGGGCCGCCGTGAGAGAGACGTATTCTCCCAGGTGCACCGGGAGGCGGCGCGGGCGATCATGGAGTCCATGCTGCAGACCACCAATGCGGCGCTTGCTCAGATCGGCCGCCGCGTTGACGACGTGTTCCGCCGCGAAGGGATGCTGGCAGTCGCGAGAGGGATCGCAGCCGGGCGTGCTCGCATCGACGTGAGCCGCGAACTGGAGCAGCGGCTGATCGCTGCGGGCAGGCCGACGTTCGTGGATGCGCTGGGGCGGCAGTGGCCTCTCGACCGCTATGCCGAAATGGTGGCCCGCACTACGACCCGCGAGGCGATGACCCAGGGCACTATCAACCGTCTGCGGGAGCACGGCATTACCCTGGCGCAGGTCTCAGCCCACAACGCGGAAGACTTCTGCCGCTACTACGAGAACGCCGTCGTCTCCCTTGACGGCCCGCACCCTGTCTATCCGCCGATCTCCGCCATCAACGGCGGGCCGCCTTTCCACCCTCGGTGTGTGCACGTGCTGACGCCATTTGTAGAGCGCCTCGCCACCGACGAAGAGAAGAAGCGGGGCATCATCTCGCCCGACCTGCTCAGCAAGTCGCCTGCCGAACTCCAGCGGCGTTTCCGCAAGGAGTTCCCCGGCGTGGCCCGGGCCGCGGGAAAGCGGGAGCTTGCACGGGCGGGGCGCGCGAGGGTTGCTGCAACGCGGGGGCGGCCCAGGCCCATGCGAGCACCCATCCCGGAGCCAGAACTGCGCGCCCTGGAGCCGGGGACCGTCCTGCGGCGCACCTACAAGGGCCGCGAGTACCTCGTCCAGGTGGTGAAGGGAGGCAAGATCTACTTCGAGGGCGGCGTCTATCACTCGCTGACCGATGTCGCCCGGATAATCACCGGCCAGCGGGCGATCAGCGGGCCAGCTTTCTTCGGCGTGGCGGAGCGCGGCAAGCGTACCGGGCAGATCGCAGCCGCCCTCGCCCCGAAGCCGCGGCCCACCGATGCGACCGGGATGACCCGCCGCGTCTCCAATGAGCTGGCCAGCCTGATGCAGACCAAAGTGGGATGGAACGGTGACCTGAGGAGGGGGACAGGCGGTTTCGGAGGACACAAGGATTGGAACTGCGCTATCACGGTCGGCGGGGAGGTGCGCGATCGGCTCACCCGGCTGACGAAGCAGAATGCCGCTTCCTGGGCGCAATTATCAAAGCACGCCAGGCAGGAAATGACTTCGAGTTTCACGACCCTCGTGCATGAGGCCACCCATGCTGCGGGCGCGGCGGGGGCGATCGTGCCGGACGAATACGCCACAGCCGCCCAGCGATGGTTGGAGGAGGCTGTCACCAGCGCGGCCTCGGAGCACGTAGCTCCACAGCTGTTCGAGCGCGTGATGGGCTTCTCGTCAGAGCTGGACAAGGTTGACTTCGCGGCAATGCCGAGTTACGTGCCCAGGCAGCAATTCCTCGCCAAGGCGGTCGCAGGTCCATCGGCAGGGCGCTCGATGATGAACCCGATGCGCGAGGTGGAGCCAGAGGTCTACCTCGACCTGGCCTATCGTGTCCCGCGTCGGGAGCGCTTCTGGGCGCTGGCCCAGAGGATGCACGCAGCCTATCGGGAGGCTGGCATGACAGCCATCGAGATCGAGGCCGCGCTGGAGAGCGAAGGTGAACGGGCAGTGGAGGCGATGGTGGCGCAAGCGGAGCGGCGATGATGCGAGAGCAGTTCATCCAGGAGGCCGACAGGGCAATCTGGTCAGCCAGGACACCGCGGGAAGCGCGCCGACAGCTGCGGCGCTACCTGCGCCTAGCGGAGGACGAACAGGAGCGGACGGCCGTCGCCCGCTACGAGGAGATGATCCACATGTGGGAGACCATGCCACGCCGTCGACCTTCTCCGTGAAACGCGCTCAAAGAGGGTATTGACACCTGGCCCGGGTGCGATAGAATAGAGTCAGCCTAAGCGGCTCGCCCGAGGGGCTGCGAAGGC